GGTGGAACCACCCTTGGCCTTGTGTGCGTGATGATGTGCTTTGTGACCCTTCATGCGAGCCTCCTATTACGATGCGTTATTGATGCCTTGGATATAGCACACAGTAAGTGTACCAACTCCAGAGCCGGTGTTTGTGGAAGTTACCTTAACCTGCACATCTGTTGGGCCACCTGTTTGGAAAGTAGCATTTGAGATGTTATCCCAGTTGGCAATCTGAGTAGCACCAGTCCCCGTAGGAATTGTGAGCTGACCCAAAGTAGCACCTGAAACAGCAGCAGCCTGAGTAAAGGCCGTTGCAGCACTCGTTCCGGCAGTAGCGCCGACACCAAGAGTTGTAGCTACACCAGTCCAAGCAGTCGTCACCATCAAGTAAATGTCGGTGATCTGGCTTTGAGCAGGAATAACGATCGTAGTAGCACCGCTAGCCTGTGTGACAACAGCAGACTGAGCCATCTGGACATAGCCCTGATTAGCTGTACCTGTGGTGCCACCAAGAGCTGCAAGAGAACCGGTACCATCGCTGTGGAATACACCACCGGCGATTAGAGGACCAGTAAATGCAGTGCCCGGCTGAATAGGGCTACCGTTTGCGTTTGGTGAGAACCCACCATTAATATCTGACATTTTTTTCTCCTGTGAGGAAGCCCTCCCCCGTTAAGGGGAGGACTATGCCATTATTAAGATGTTGGGAACGAACCGTAGATCGAACGCCAGTTGTAGTAACCGAAGCTGTAACGCTCGTAACCCTTAACGAGAAGGTTATCTGTCACGAAGTCAACTTGCATGTCGGATTCATACTTAATGCGTTCCATATACGACAAACCGTCGATGTTGGTCAGCAAGAACCAAGCGAATGCTGAGGTCAAGAAGTCGTTGACCATGTAGCCTTCTGGAAGGCCACCAGCAGTGCTGATAATCGCGTTAACATCGTTGTCTGCTGTACCCGGACGCAGTTCAGTCTTCGTCAGACGAATTGCAACAGGCTCCAACTGAGGAGGAACGATCAACTTACGGCCACGAGCAAACACTTTCAGGCCAGCCTGATCGCGGAAGTTCGTGCGGATAGAGATCATTGCGTTCAGCAAAGTAGCTTCGTTCAAATCAACCTGAGTTGAAGGAGTGTTAGCTACAGTACCGCCATCAATAGGATGGTTCAAGTTACAGAGAGACACGCCGTCACCACCAACAGATGAATTATACACTGTTGCAGTGTTCAGCACGTTCGCGCCGTAGATTTCCTTAGTCTGATGGAAAGCTTCGATCAGGCCGAGGTTCGATGGGTGAAACTGTGTCTTGTAGAGGTTATCGTCGATCGCCTTGCGGGTGATCGCATAACCAAGACCGATTTCAGTGTGCTCTTGGTTGTAGACGAAACGCTCACCTGCACCGTTATCAAACGATGTCTGTGCGCCTTCTGTCTTCAACTGGGCAAGACCCAAGAAGCGCATTTCTGCGGTACGTTCCAAAGCGAGCTTTGAATCGTGCTTCGTAAAGATCTTGTCGTACTGAGATGGGATCATCTCGTACTTGCCTTCAATCCCGCGCAGGCCGGGGAGGAGAAGGTCCTTAATTGCTGATAGATTTACAGCCATGTTACCTTACTCCCTTAAACGCCGACGAAGTTGCGGGTAGCAACATCATTAAAGCCGACAATAGCCCAGTCATAAGCCTGACCGTTTGACAACGTACCCTGAGCGCCGGGAGGAAAGTTATAAACCCCGAAGATTTTGAAAGGTGCGTTTACGTTATATGTTGCAGTGTTGATCGTGGTCGTATCGAGATAAGCGCCCGAGATACCTGTTGAGGTATTGCCGGTGCCGATGACGAAGCCGATTGTCGAGTTAACGTCTGCGAGAGCGATACCCGTGCTATCCGAAGCTGCCAAGAAGCGAGCATTTGGATCATTGCAGATGTAGCCTTCAACATAGTTTGTTGAAGCGACATCGCTGCCGGGCCAATAGTTCGACCAAACAGTACGCTTCTGTGAAACAGAAAGGTACTTACAGCCGGTGAAGATACCGCCAATGCCGAGAGCAGCAGGCGTTGCGCCTGTTGAAGCGGACTGAGCGTAAGTACCATCAGCTTGCTGAGTTACTGGGTCGCCGAAGAAAATGTTAGTTGCATTGTAGTCGATAAGAACTGCAACCTGCTCAAACGTAGGAGCAGAACCGTTGCCACTTAGCTGACGAAATCCGAAAGGCGTATTTGTATTTGCCATAACGGAGCCTCCTTTTTACAGGAAAGTCCATCATCGCACACCGGGGCGATTAAAGACCGGGACAGATTAAACTCCCACACCGGGGGGAGCGGCCCCAATAATACATATGATCACTAAAAAGTAAAGGGGCCCCCAAAGGAGCCCCTCAAAACCCAAAATGGGTTATTATCAATCATTTGGGATCGGCATTGGCTCGTAGCCTTTTTTGACCCGAGCCAATGGAGCGTCTTTGTTATTACGCTCAAACTGACCCTGTGGAGCCGCATTAAGCTGCTCTTCTTTCTGGCGCACCTGATTTTGCGCTTTGTGGCGCTCGATCATCTGCACTTCCTTCGTGATCTCGAGAGGACGCTCCATCAGGATCATGCCTTTACGCTCGATTACCTGATACTTATGGCCCTCTGGCATCATTGAAGGATGCCGCGAAGCAGGAACTGGCTCCCAGCCCTTACGGGACAAGGCAACCTGATAAGCAGGGTTCTCTTGGCCTAGAACAAGCTTTGTCTTCCACTCATAAGACCAGCCATCTGGGATGTAGCTTGCTGGAACGTAGAAATCATCAGTGCCTTCATCGAAGTTCCCAATGTGGCCACGGAGCTCTTCAGCTCGTTTGGCTGCACGGGCCCGGGGATCTTCTTCACGCATTTCTGGTCTCGCTACTGGACGCGATACTTCGATCTCATCAGTGCTTTCGCTCTGCGAATCAACGGGACGCTTTAGACGGCTCAATGTGCGCTTTGGTGCGCGTAGTGGGGTGTCAACCATAACTCAATCTCCTAGTTAAGTTTGCCTTCTTTCTGAAGGGCAAGTTTGTTGCGGGCGTATTCTTGATCTGTCATCCCCATCATGGATGCCATTTCACGTTCGGCAGCTCCTAGGCGCACCACATTTGGTCGTGTACCGGGTGCGGAGCCTGAACGGGATACTGGGGCAGATGCAGGTGACTGACGACGCTGTATGGGCTTTGCTGCCGGTTCTGTGGCATCATAATAGCCATCGTCGCTCTTATTGATGCCAAGACGGCCCTCGATATAGTCGAAATAGTCCCGAGTGTCTGGGATAATTCCGTCATCAAGAGCATCAGCATGTGCGCGGAACATTTTATCGATCGTCTTCTGGTTACCCAAGTGATCGCGGTTCTCACGTAGCCAAGCTGCTGAGGCAGGTGTTACCTGCGCAGCCAATGCATCGACATGATCCTTATACTGTGGCTTTGGAGGAGCCTGCTTAGGCTTCTGTTCCATCGCAGTCTTGCCATTTTCCAACTGCAAAAGCTTTGCTGAGTTGGTGGACATGGCTTCTTGGATGTCTGCCACACGATCATAGTCGCCGATCGACATTGCTTCGCGATAATTAGCCTTCAGAGCTTCGTTCTGACGGCGCACAGATTCAATGGCATTGGTCACAAGGTGAAGATTTGTGTCTTCAACTTCGTTTTTAGCCCTGAATTCGCGGTTTGTAGCCTCTTGAGCACGCTTTTCAGCTTCAATACGACCCTGACGCTCTTGCTCAAGCTTTGCGCGAAGCTCCTGAATGCCATCTTCAGCAGAAATATCTTCTTTCTGTTTCTTTTTGGGCTTTTCTGGAACATCCTCGGCTTTAACCACCTGAATATCATCAGGTTCGGTCTTTGCTTCGATCGGATCGAGCTGAATTTCTAATTGATCATCTTTATCTGACATCTAAGTTCTCCTTAATAGATGATATCGGGATTGGGAATGCGACCACGGACGACAGTATCGTCAACAAGTCGGCACATTTCGCCGTTGACTGTCAGGCCCCAAGCGTCAGATGGTCTAAAGACAACCCAATCATGGATATTGATATCAACGCCATTGAACCAGTTCTGCGATTCATCGATGAATGCAGACGGGCCCTTCTTAAGAACAAGGCCAACCTTACCCTGCCACTTATCCTCATCACGCACATTGTGCGTTAAGAGAATTCCACCAGCCGTCTTCTCGGGACGGATGTAAATTGCTACCAAAATCTGGTTATTGAAGACTTCAACCTGCGAGATGTCGCCAATAGCTTTCAAGATTTCAGCTTTTGGGTCTAACCCGTGTTCCATTACGTATGCCATTTGATACCCTCTTATCTGGCTTGATTGGCAAGCATCCTCGCTTCGTCGATCAACTCGAGAGTTGTTCGAAGAGCGGCGATTTTACCCACCTGTTGCTTATATTCGGCGAAGTCGCCGACACTGAGACCATTGGAAATAAGATCTAAGACCTTATCGACTTCTTCCATGATCAATTGTCTGAGTTTCTGCTCAAACAGATCGCTATAACTTAACATGACTTCCACCCTTTCCCTCTAAATGGTGGTC